GACAAACTTTGAAATCACTTCGTCCACAGTGGCTGAGTTCTTCCAAAGTGCCGCGGATGCAGATCAGTTTAGTCAACTGTTAGCTGCGCAAAATGCACAAGAAAGAGAAACAACAAACAAGAATGCACCAACTCCATCAACTAATGCCAATGCCAATAGATTATCCACAGCAAATTTTGCCGCAGGACCTATACCAACTACCGCAAGGAATGCAGGTAAAAATCCTCCCCCAACTAAAAGAACTTTTACTACAGTCAAGAGCTATGGTAGTGCTATCAATGATTGGTATCGTGCATTAAAAGAAAGTCGCAAGACCAGCAGCAATGACATTTATAAGTTTGAATTCCTTCCAGATCCTGAAACTGGTGAAGACATGATCGGGTCTGCACAGTTCATACAAAAAAACATCAACACACCAAAAGATACTCCTATGAAGAGTAATCAGAATGTCAATGATCAAGTCACTATGGCTCGATCTGATTTGGGTGATACCAGCACAGGTATACATGACATCACCAAGGCCATATTCCAAGTGCAGTATGGAACTACCATTGAAAAATTATTAGAGTATGTGATACGTAACAGTGACTATATCCAACGACAATTAATTGTTCCCGAAGATCCAGATTATGATAGACAAAAAGAAGCATTCAAAAATAAACCACTTTATTGGTTTAAGATCGTGCCAATAGTTAGATTACTAGAATTTGATAAAATTAAACGATTATGGGCCAGAGAAATCACCTATACAGTGCAACCTTATAAGGTTTATAATGTCCGTCTCGATGTTGGCCCACAAGGTGTGCAACTTTACCCAGTAAAAAATTATAATTACATCTACACTGGACAAAACGACGATGTGTTTGATTTTGACATTAACTTTAATGCTCTTTATTATAATCAAGTTACTGCGTTTAGAGATAATCTAGGTGAATTAAATCCCAGCGGGGATTCCTATACGCAAGACTATTTGGTGCAGAATGCACCAAATTACGGTGGCGGTGAACCACCAAAAAGCATTGATTATAATGCAGTAATGCCTATGGTAGTTAAACCTATAGTGCAGAATTCTAAAGCACAGGCCACGGGTGGTGCAAATACGGCCAAAGAAGTAGCTTCAGTTGATCTGGCAGATAGCCTCATGACCAATAGCCAGGCTGACATGCTGAAATTAACTCTGAAGATCCTAGGTGATCCGGATTATATAAAACAGGATGATATATTCTATAGGCCAAGATTGATAGGCGAAGAAAAAAATTTAGCGAGTCAACCAAACAACGATCCTCGTCTGCTGCCCAACAATGGTAGTTTGGTCATGGATGGTGGTGGAATATACACACAGGTATTATTTAGGACACCAACAGACATTGATGAAAACACAGGGCTGATGAAATTTGATCCTAATTACAAGCACAGTGTGTTCTCTGGATTATACCAAGTAATTAAAGTAGTTAGCCATTTTTCAAACGGACAGTTTACACAAGATGTAGAAATGGTTCGCTTGCCACGACAAGTAGCATTTGACTATGTTAGTAACAATCAAAATAACAAGTCATCTAATAGGGATGAAAGTTCACAGCAGACACAACCGGGATTAAGCCCACCAAACCCTACGCCAAATCCTAGTACGTTAGTCTCAGGTGGTGGAGCTCCAGCAAGTCCAGCAGATCTAGCAGACACAGCTACAGATCAAACACCCGGAGGCGATCAACCAGCTGCTGAAGCTGCAAACAGTGAACCACCTCCTGCTCAGGCTGATTTGCGTTCTCCATTGGCAAGAGTCAGAGATACAGCACCAACACAGACTATAGATGTAAATACTCGACCACCACAGTTAGGCAATGACGCTACTGATGCACAATTGGCAGAAAATTATAGACAGAAAGCTACATATTTCCAAAATTTAGCAAACAAAGCATCAGCGTCAGGAGATAGTGAATTAGCTGCCGCATATCAAGAACAAGTTCCAGTGTATCAAGGATATGCCGCACGTCGTCAAGCATTAGCAGATGGCACATCAAATCAATAGGAAGTAGTATATGGCAATAGATCACAGAATAGGCAGTAAGGTAATCAAAAATGCACGCAGAGAAGAAGCTACAGGCACTCGCGTTGATCCCTATCCATACATTGGTATAGTCAAAAACAATCTTGATCCTACACGCAGTGGTCGCCTACAGGTGTATATTCCAGATCTGGGTGGACCACAAGATGAGCCTAACAACTGGCGCACAGTGAGTTACGCTAGCCCATTCCAAGGATATACTCCCTTAACAGAAAAAAGTTCAGAAAAGCCCAGCACAGCCAATAGATTTGAAACTGTACATCATACCTATGGTATGTGGATGGTGCCTCCAGACATCGGTGTGCAGGTAATAGTATTGTTCGTAGGCGGTGATCCCTTACGTGGTTATTGGTTAGCCTGTGTGAACCCTCATCTAAGCCATTTTATGTTACCAGGTATGGCAGGAACACCCAATGTAGATCCTGAAACACTCAGTGCCAGCGAAAAGAAAGCCTATCTAAGCGGAACAGCGATAAATTTACCTACGGCAGAATTTAATGAATATACTAAAGATTTTACTAACGAAGCCTACTATAATAATAATAAGCCAATACACAGGATACAACTTGAAATATTAAAATTACAGGGCCTAGATAGAGATCCCATACGCGGTTCAATATCCAGTTCAAGCCAGCGTGAAAGCCCTAGCCATGTATTTGGTATATCAACTCCTGGTCGACCCTTGATCGATCCTGCCGACGATAAAGCAAAATATCTTGAACAGCTTAATACTGGTAACATAGATAAGAAATATCTGTTTGTCAAATCACGCAAAGGTGGACATCAGTTCGTCATGGATGATGGCGCGGCTTTGGGCGAAGATCAATTGGTTCGATTGCGCACAGCTAAAGGTCATCAGGTCCTTATGCATGACACTAATAATACGATCTATATTGGTCATGCAGATGGTGAAAGCTGGATCGAATTAAATGCTGATGGTGGAATGAATGTATTTACAACATCATCACTAAACATGCGAGCTAAAGGCACTATCAATCTACACACAGACAGTGATTTTAATCTAAATGCTGATGGTGATGTGAATATTTCTGCAGGTGGCAAGTTTGCTGTTAACAGCCAAGGTACTGAACTATTACAATCTTTCTTAAGCATAGAAAGCACAGGTAGAGTTGGTATAAAAACCGGTGGGGATTTCTTAGTTGATGCACAGGGCAAGATCAGCCTCAAAGCTGGCGGTATATTTGCCTCAGAAGGCAGTGGAATCTATCAGAATAGTGGCAAGACAGTAAGTATCCCTGCATTTAAACCTATACAGGTCAATAAACTGCCCGATACAGAGGACCAAGGCGGATATTGGAACATAGTGCCCGGAGCACTATCTACTATAGTCACTGCTGCACCAAGCCATGAACCATATTTTAGAGGTGAGACTGGGGTATTCTTCCTACCAACAAGCCCTGGCATACAGCCCGGCGCTGCATGGTCAGAAGCAGTTGATACTACTAAACAAGCACAGGATACAGGAGTGCAAAATCCTGCACAAGATAAAGATCTACGCAATCAACCTGCCTGTGATTGCAGTTTAGGTAATCTTGATAGTGATCAGCTGACAGCGTATTTTGCACAAATTGGCAAGAGTGAAAGCGGTGGTAACTATGCGGCAGTAAACACCATAGGATATGTAGGCAAATATCAATTTGGTTATCCTGCACTGATCGATACAGGCTATGTTAAATCAAGCTGCACATCAAATGCGCAACTACGCAATCCTAATGTGTGGACAGGTAAAGGTGGGATCGACAGCTTAGAAGCTTGGTTGGCTAGCTCAGCTGAACAAGAATCAGCTATGTGTGATTATACCAAACGTAATTACGCTACTATGTGCCGTATTGGTGCAGTTACAGCTGATCAGACATCTGAAGATGTTGCTGGTATGTTGGCAGTAAGCCATCTGTTAGGTCCTGGTGGTGCTAAAAAATATCGCCAAGGACAGAATAGTGCAGATGCCTATGGTACTACTGGTGCTACTTACTTTAACAAAGGCAAGTATGCAGTCGCGGTCCTCGCACCTAAATTACCAGCCATAAATGCCGGATAAATATTATTATGGCTACTACATATAAAGGATTCAGCACTCAAGCAGGTAATAAAAATTTCCGCTTGACTGACTTTGATCTAATCAAACAGGACATCTTAAATCACTTTAATATCCGCAAGGGCGAAAAATTGATGCGTCCAAATTTTGGTACTATCATATGGAACGTCCTACACGAACCCTTTACTGAAGACCTAAAGAGTGTAATAACACAAGATGTTCAGGCTATTGCCAGCTATGACCCACGTGTTAGTTTTGATAATATTATCATCACAGAGTATGATCAAGGCATACAGATAGAGCTACAACTACGCTACGTTCAAACTAATCAGACTGATCTTATGCTGATGACGTTTAATGGTGATGCTAACAGACTCACAGCCAGTTAATTAACTACACAGTTTATTTTCCTGATAAATACTATATAATAGGAAAACAAGCATGGCGATTACCACCAGACAAACCAGTTTATTAGTTGCAGAAGATTGGACCAAGCTGTATCAAACTTTCCGTAACGCAGATTTTCAAAGCTATGACTACGAAACTCTGCGTGCTAGCATGATCAGTTATCTGCAGTTATATTATCCTGAAGACTTTAATGATTTTATTGAATCAAGCGAATTTATCGCATTGATTGATATGATCGCTTTCCTAGGTCAGAGTCTGGCTTTCCGCGCTGATCTAAATGCTCGCGAAAACTTTATCGACACAGCACAACGCCGTGATAGTATCCTTAAACTAGCACGCCTAATCAGCTATAATCCTAAACGTAACATTAACAGCAAAGGCTATTTAAAATTTGAAAGTGTTAGCACAACAGAAACTATCTATGACAGCAATGGCCTCGATCTTAGTGGATTAGTGATAAACTGGGCTGATGCTGGTAATGGTAACTGGTTAGAACAATTCACTCTGATCTTAAATGCCGCTATGGTCAACAATCAAAGCGTAGGCAAACCCAGTAGTAGCCAGATTATTAACGGTATTACCAACGAAGAGTATCAGATCAATCTAGTACCTAATATATTAGCTAGATTTCCGTTCTCGGCTACAGTAGCCGGTACACAGATGACATTTGAATCAGTTAGTCCTACCAGCAGTGGCAAAACCTATATATATGAAGCCAATCCTTACTTAAATGCACCGTTCAACATCTTATATAAAAATGACAATCTAGGTAATGGTAGTATTAATACAGGATTCTTCTTATACTTCGTACAAGGCACATTACAAAGCCAAGATTTTAATTTTGCTGAAAGTATTCCTAATCGTGTATATAGTTTGAATACTAATAATATCAATAACACTGACGTTTGGCTATACAGTCTAGACAGCAACGGTAATTTAGATATCCTATGGGAACAAGTTCCAGCAGTAGCTAATACTAACGTCATTTATAATCAAAGCCAAAATCGTAATATCTATCAGATAAACACACGTGCAGGAGATCAAATCGATCTAGTATTTGGCGATGGTAGTTTTGCTAATCTTCCACAAGGTAATTATAGATTATATTACAGAACTAGTAATGCTTTACAATATAAAATAACTCCAGACGAAATGCAAGGAGTTATTGTTCCGGTGAATTATGTTAGTGCCGGTGGTCGTGTAGAAACACTGAATATTTCAGCTAGTCTACAATATACTGTAGCTAATGCTACTACACGAGAAAGCCTAGACGATATCAAACAGAAAGCACCACAACAATACTACACACAGAATCGTATGATCACCGGTGAAGATTATAATATTTTACCTTATACCTTATTCAATGACGTGCTTAAGATCAAAGCTGTAAACAGAACAAGTAGTGGCATCAGTCGTTACTTGGATGTGATCGATGTTACTGGCAAATATTCTAGCACAAACATCTTTGCACAAGATGGTATGTTGTACGAAGACACATTTATCAACACATTTAGTTTTGATTATAATACTACAAATGATATCTATCGCGTGATCTATGATCAAGTGCAACCCATAGCAGAAGCACCAGAGACCAAGCAATTTTTCTACGCTGACTATCCATTGATAGAACTTAACGACATTTATTGGCATACATCAACAACTATCGCTAATGGATCAACTGGATTTTTCGTTGATGCCAGTGGTAAGATCCTACAGATTGGATCGGCTGTAACTAGTAGTAATCGATACATCGCCCAAGGATCAATAGTGCGTTTCTCGGCAGGTCCTCCACCGAGTCCTGGTAATTTGCCCTCTTACTTCGATGCTAATAACTATGTTAAAGTAGGAACACCAAGCCAACCAGGTGACAAATACTATATCTATGCGGCTGTTGAGCTAGTAGTTGGTGACGGAACTAACGGTGGTCAAGGTAATTTATCAAGTGGACAAGGGCCAGTCACCATCAACGCTGTAATCCCTAGCATTGGTCTTGACTTGTCAGAACAAACTATCATAGGTGATAAAGTATTTGCGGTATTCAACAACAATTTTCCTAATAGCCTAGTAGCGCAGATGGTCAGCTACATACAAGCGTTTGCTAATTTTGGTCTGCGCTATGACGTACAATCTAGCACCTGGAAAACGATTACACCTCAGGATCTAAACACTGTAGATGCATTTAGTTTGACTAATGCAGGTGATACTAGTGGTCAAGCACTCGATTCTAGCTGGATTATTGCATTTGAAACAGTAGGACAAACCTATACTGTTAGTTATCGTGGTTTAAATTATGTTTTCCAAAGCGTACAAGAAACCAATTTCTACTATGACGGAACTACTAAAATTTTCGATGCTGCTACTGGAATCACAGTTCGAGATCAAATTAAAGTATTAAAAGTCAACAGCAATCCTGATAATGCTAATCCACTAGCTTTAGATTATATTTGGTATGTTTACAAGAGTGTTACCAACGTTGATGGTTATGTGGATATCAACAAGATATTACTAACATTCTCAGATAGTGATAACGATGGTATCCCAGACAATCCCGAATTGTTTGATCTGATCGTTAATCCAACAGTTAACACCAACAGCAAATATGTTTACTTCAAACAGACCGTGGGCTATGATAATTTTGCAGTACAGGAACCTGTAGACAATACTACGGTAGTATCTATTTACAGTTCACTACGAGATGCACAGATAGCAGCAACACTATATCAAAATGGACAGTTGTTCTATATACCAGCTGACAATAAATTCTACAAACTCAGCGTGAGTGGAGCGGTATATACCTTAGTAGAGCAAACAGGCTCTAACGGTACCGATTTCTACACAGCCAAATTTGGTCGCCAAAGTCTATATTTCCAATATCGTCATAACAGTCCTAACAATCGTCGCATTGATCCAAGTCCAAACAACATCATTGACTTGTATATCATGACACAGCAATATGCCACTGACTATATCGCCTGGGCACAAGATATCACCGGTACGATAGTAGAGCCTACCGCACCAAGCAGTGAAGAATTAGAAACAAACTACAACACACTAGATAATTACAAAGCCATCAGTGACACTATTATCTATAATCCAGCGGCGTTTAAACCTCTGTTTGGCAGCAAGGCGATTCCAGCACTCCGAGCTACATTTAAAGTAATCAAGAATCCCAATGTTGTCGTAAGTGATAATGATATTAAGACCTCAGTGATCGCAGCCATCAATCAATATTTTGATATTGCAAATTGGGATTTTGGTGAAACATTCTATTTCAGTGAACTAGCGGCTTATCTGCACGTGCAATTAGTACCAAAGATTTCCAGCATCATCATAGTACCAGCCAACGAATCAGAAGTGTTTGGTAGCTTGCTGCAGGTAAATGCCAACATCAATGAGATTATTACCAGCTGTGCCACAGTTGATGATGTTAAGATTATTTCAGCAATCACAGCAGCACAAATTAATACCACTGGTATAGTAACTACAGTTTAGGGCATAAGATGGCAATCAGAAAGACACAGACATTTTTACCACAGATATTCCAAACTGACACGAATCAAAAATTCTTGTCGGCTACCATGGATCAATTGGTCAGTGAACCAGATCTGCAGACCTTATATGGATATATTGGTCGTAAATTTGCTCCTACATTTACCAGCACAGACAGTTATGTGATTGAATCTACAGTAGATCGACAAAATTATCAGCTTGAACCTAGCATAGTAATTAAAGATGAACAAAATAACATAACTTTCTTTGCTACATATCTAGACTTACTAGCTAAGATTCGTTACTATGGTGGTATTACCACAGATCAGAGCAGATTATTTGAACAAGAATATTACACATTTGATCCAATGATTAGTTATGACAAGTTTGTTAACTTTAGTCAATACTATTGGTTACCTAATGGACCTGACCCAGTAGAAGTCAGTACCAGTGGCGTTGACCTAACAGTGACCTACACTGTAGAAAGAGATGCGCCCAACAACAGATATGTGTTTAAAAATAATGGAGTTGTTGATAATAGTATTATTCTAGCTCGAGGTGGTGTTTATGAATTTATAGTTGACCAACCAGGATATCCTGTATGGATACAAACAGAGTTAGGTACCAACGGTACATTAATAGCAACACCAACACTAAGTTCACGCGATGTGCTCGGAGTGGAAAACAATGGCACAGATCAAGGCACTATAACATTCCGCGTGCCACAATCAACAGCTCAAGACAGATTCTTAAGCATGCCTATTGCAGCTGAAGTTGCCTATGCCGCACCATTGCCTTATTATGCATTACAAAATAAAACAGTCAGTCAATTCCTTGCCGCATATCCACAATATGGTGGGATCACCGGACAATTAAACGGTAAAGAACTAATATTCATTGACAGCAGTGCCTATGACAATCTAGGTGAGACTGCTTGGACTAATCCTATAGTCAGCTATGGGTCACAGACTGCTAATGTAGCTAATATAGCCGCAGTTGGCGGAGTAGGCACTAACAAGATTAAATTAGAATCAACACAAAATGTCTATGCAAATCTGGTCATATCAGGCACAGGCATCACAGCCGGCACTACTGTAGCTAATGTAGATGTAAGTAATCTGACCGTAACTCTAAGTAGTAATTTAACTGCAAATGTCTCAGGCACTTACTCATTTACTAGCACCGCTTACAATTCAGGATATGTAGTCCCTGATAATCAACGCTTTGACGTATGGAAAGTAGTCTATATTGATGCAGGTATTACCAATACAAACGGTGATGTTGATTACCTAGTTCAGTTAATCCAAACAGACAACATCAACACAGATGAAAAAGTCTATATTAAGTATGGTCTGGTCAATGCTAATAAAGAATATTACAAAGATATTGATGGATTCTTTAAACAAGTACCACTTATCACAGCGACATTGAACAATTTATGGGTCCAAGATGAGACTGCAGGTAACTTGTATCAACCAGTCCAGATAGTTGAATATGCTGGATGGAATATTGATGTTACTACAGAAATCATTGGCCAACAAAACTATACCAGTCCTAACGGAGTAGAGTTTACTTCAGGATTAAAAGTCCAGTTTGGTGATGATGTAACTCCCGCTCAATATCAGAATCGACAATACTATGTTGAACAGGTAGGCGACCTAGGTGGTGGAATCCAACTAGTACCAGTCGACGAATTAGTAACTCCGGAATCCTATAATGATGAAAATATCACAAACTATCCTATCATAAGAATAGTATTAAGTGAGCAAGTAACAGAAAATATCCCAACAGGCACGATCATAACGATTGGCACCACCAGTGTGTTAATTTATGAAGAAGTGATCATTGGTAGAAACTATATCACTACGTTGACTAATATTAGCCAAGATGATATTGGTGCTGTAGTGTCCGGCGCAGGTATACCTACAGGCACTATAGTTGGATCTATTCGCTATGACACAGTATTCCCAGATTATATAACTATTAATAGAGCGAGTATAGATCGCAACGCATGGTCACGTAACAATCGTTGGTATCACGTAGATGTGATAATCGCTGCTGCTGAATATAACAGCGTGCAACCGATATTTGATCAAGGTAGTCGAGCACAGCGTCCTATCGTGCAGTTTGAAACTAATATACAATTACTCAATGATGGTCGTGTTGCTAAAGCACCAATAGATGTCTTAGATACTACCACATTAAATGCCTTTACAGAATTACAAGGAAAGACCTATACCACAGCATTTGGTGTTACATTATTTAATGGTCTGCGTGTGGTTTTTGCTGCTGATCTAGATCCATTGGTCAACAGCAAAATTTATATTGTTAATCTTGTTCAATACGATGTTGATGCTAACGGGTTACCAACTGGACCCGAATATATTAATTTGACACTAGCTGATGATGGTGAGGTAGGACCATATTCTACTACGGTAGTTAAATCTGGCAGATATAAAGGAAGCCAATGGTGGTATGATGGGGTGCAATGGAATCAAAGCCAACAGAAAACCAGCCTACAGCAAGCACCATTGTTTGATGTGTTAGACACCACAGGCAAAAGTATTTCAACATATCCTCGTAGCACATTTGTAGGCACTAAGATATTTGGTTATGTTGAAGGTACAGGCGCGAATGATCCGGTATTAGGTTTCCCGTTAAGTTACAAAACATTCCAAGCACAAGGCGATATTAAATTCCAAAACTATTTTAATATAGATACATTTGACTATGTAGATGAGTCTGGAGCAATCGTTACCAAGCTGATTAATCTAAACTACTTACAAAAAATACAAGATGCAGAAACATTAACACCTAAGAACACGTGGTTAACCGTACCAGAGAACAGTAGACAGTATCAACAAATCAGTTATATCTATGATGGTATAAACAATTCATTTAAGATTGATATAACTCCTAATACTGCGGCAAGTATTCCTAGTATTAAAGTGTTTCAAAACTTTGTATATCTGCAGACGGATAAATGGTCATTGGTCAATGATGAGGTCACTGTATCTGCTGAATTAACAGCAGGTGATCAGATTGATATCTTGATATACAGTTCTGAGATCAGTAAACTAGGATTCTATCAAGTTCCACAGAATTTAGATTTAAATGCACAGAACATTGATATTGATACCCTTACACTTGGTCAGGTACGTAACCACTTAGTAGCTCTAGCACAAAACAGTACTATCCTAATAGGTGATGTCCTAGCACAGAGCAACTTACGTGACATTGACATCAAACAACAAGGCGGCACGATTCTACAACATAGTGCGCCGACACCTTATGCTAGCTTGTTCTTGATTGATGATAATGCAAATTTTGTTAGTAGTCTGAGATTCGCTCAACAAGAATATACCAAATTTAAAAATAAATTTCTAGAGCTCAGCACCAGCTTAAATGGAATTGATGCTAATGATCCGGTTGCTAGTGTTGATTTAATATTAAATAAAATTAATCAAGTTAAAAATAAAACATTCCCATGGTACTATAGTGACATGGTACCGTACGGACCATTGAAAAATATCGTGGGACAGATCGGTGATATCGATGGATTTGAAATATTTGATCCTTTAAAACTAAACTATGAAATCACAGAAATATTTAACGATCAAGAATTAAGTAATCTAGCAGTATTGATCTATCTTAATAATGTTCAATTGACCAAAGGCGTTGATTATAACTTTAGCAAAGATACTCCAAGTATTAACTTTACCACAGAACTTGCTGTGGGGGATATAGTTAAGATCGTAGAGTATTCGAATACCGACGGTAACTATATTCCAGAAACTCCTAGCAAGCTAGGGTTATGGCCAACATTCATCCCTGAGATATTCTTAGACAACACTTATAGAACACCTACTAATGTAATTCGTGGACATGACGGTAGCATCACACCTGCGTTTGGTGACTACAGAGATAATTTCCTATTAGAATTAGAATTACGTATCTATAATAATATCAAGTTACCACAGAATTCTACATTTGGTGATATATTCCGTGTAATGCCAGGTAAATTCCGCAATAGTGATTACTCACTTGCTGAGATCAATCAACTAATTAGTATAAATTTCTTAAACTGGATCGGCAATAATAAACTAGATTATTCAACCAATGATACGTTTGATGCCAATGATCAATTTACTTGGAACTATGCAGATTCTACAGATAGGATTGATGGAAGTAAGTTGCAAGGTTCGTGGCGTGCCTGTTATCAATACTTCTACGATACGATCCGCCCACATATTACCCCATGGGAAATGTTAGGATTTGCTACTGAGCCAGACTGGTGGCAGGCATTCTATGGTCCTGGACCATATACAGGTGGTAACAAACTATTGTGGGATGATCTTGAAGCAGGATTAATACGCTACGGGGATCGTGCAGGTATAGATCTAAATTATGCACGTCCAGGATTAAGTGCAGTTATACCTGTTGATGTCAATGGTAATTTACTAAGTCCGGCACAGGCTCTATCACAATCATTCAACAGCAAGAGATCAGCAAGTTCTTGGGCTATTGGACAATATGGTCCTGTAGAATTTGCCTGGAGAACCAGCAGTGAATATCCGTATGCTGTCCAACAGGCATTAGCATTAGCTAAACCAGGCAAGTATTTTGGATCATTGATAGACACATATAATTACACACCATTGAATTTGCTAAACGATCGAGATGAACTAGCAGATGGAACTGTTACTGGCTCTGAACAATATCTGACTCGTACTACCAATCATCACATCACGCAGGATGCTATTGATTTCAATGGAGATATTACAGCTGGATCAGTATACCGAGGTGCAGGTTATTTAAACTGGATCGCTGATTATTTAACAAATTTAGGTATCACACCAGCTAATTATTTACTTCCGTTAATAAGTAATTTCCAAGTTAATCTTGGATATAAGGTAGCAGGTTTCACTGATCAACGTTATCTAGAAGTTCTAGCATCC